TAGATTGGGAGGAGCATTACGGGACGCTCCCCCCAACTTCCCCTCATCTTCCTGTCCCGTACCGACGAAGATAAGGAATAGTGTTTAGTTTGGGTCTTCCTCGTAATAAGGAATATAAGCCTTTGTGCCGTTAACCGCACATCGTACCATCCCAATCCATAACCATCCTGCTTCGGCCGAAAACTTCTTCGGACCCTCTACAGCCCCGTCACCTTGCTCCGTAGAGATTGGTGAGCTGTAGTCTGCTGCCGTAGCTCCATCAAAGTTGATGTAAGTCTTGTCGATGTCGTCTTGTTTTAGAGACATAACATGCGATACTCCTGCAGCGTTTGTTTGTTCTATCCTAACCACCGCCGTATCTGCGTCCGTGCTGACCGCATCGTGAACGATCTCTACTACAGCTTTATCTGCTGTTGCTAAGACCGAGTCAGATGTGACATACACTGGAGAGACTGAACCATCAGTTGTTGCACTGATGTACACAACCTCTTGGTCGAATGCTGCGTTAGCAGACGAGATACTAACCAACTCTGCAACTGCTGTAGCTCCAAGATTGGAATATACGGACATTGCGATGCCAGTATTTCCGGTATTTTCTATGTGCAACGCACCATCTGTTGCTACTGCTGTTCCTACCGCACCATCTTGGTTAATAGTCAAAGCGTTAGATGTAGCTGCACTCGTTACGGTCATCGTATCCACAGTTGACGCTGTCGAGGCGTTATCAACCGTCAATACCGCAGTATCGAACGAGGCGTTAGCTGCGTTGATAGCAACTAGCGTACCTGTTGAAGCTGCTGCGTTAGAATATACAGACAACCCGATTCCCGGATTCCCGGTATTTTCGATATGGATTGCTCCATCCGTAGCTACCGCGTTTCCAGTAGCTCCATCCTGGTTTACCTCAATCGCGTTACTTGCTCCTGCGTTATCGATATAGACCGCATCTGCTGAACCGTTATTATCAAGGTCTAGCAAATAAGTGTCTCCAGAGCCGTGATTCATAGTAAGCATCACTAACGATCCGGTAGTTCCTGCTTTGTTTGAATAGACATTCAAACCACACCCATCGTTTAGCGTGTTATCAATGAATAACGCTCCGTTCGTAGCTCTAGCTTCTGCCATGTCTGCACCTGGAGTTACCGTAAGAGCTGGTACTCCTGCTACTGCTGACGCTGTGTAAACAGCCTCGTCAAACTTACTTGTTCCTGCGTCCACATGAATTGCCTCAATCTGCGTATGGGCGGCGTCAACATGTAGCAAGTAGCTAGCTGTTGAAGCAGCACCGTTTGCGCCTGAGGTAATATCTACATAGAAAGCTCCATCTGCAATAGTCCCCGTACTTGTGACAACCAGCATTGCGTTACCAGCGCCCGTTACTCCTGCAGTGTTTGCGATTGTAACTATGTCCCCGGTACCATTTGCTGAAGTAATTGTCGTCGCATCAGTATCGGAAATTACCAAATCTCCTAGCGTCTGCGTTAGCGAAGCCGTACCTGCTGCAGATCCTGCAATAGTAGTAGCTCCATACTTACTAACCGTAAAGTCGGAAGTGTTATTCCGGTTACAATTGATGTAAAACCCGGATCCTGCTGTTAAAGTATCGCTTGCACTCTGGTCGAGATATAACATATCTCCCGTTGTGATCGCTTCTGCACTGATTGCCAAAATCGTTCCAGTTGTTGCGCTATCTGCAGCAATCGTTAAAGCACCCGCAGCACCTGCTGCGGCTCCTGCCGTTGTCATCGATGACGTGAGTAATATTCCAGATCCAGCAGTTGTGACACCGTCTGTGACTGACAATTCTCCGCCTGCCATAGTAAAATCACCATCCGAAAGTGTGACATCTCCACTTGTTATAGTGAAAACGCCCGTTCCTTCTGAAGATCCTGTCATTACAATAGTACCGTCTTTTCTAACCACAAACACTTCTGCGTCTGCACTGTCAGAGTCTGTAACCGAGATAGCTGCACCTGTTGCACCCATCGTGCCGCTTGCAATACTAATCTGAAAAGCGTCTCCAGTTGTAACTGCGTCTGCATCAATTCTTAATGCTGCACCTGTGGTCGTATCCGACTCCACATGAAGCGCGTACCCACTTGTCGTTTTAGAATCTACTGAAACAGTTGTGTCCCCTGCGTCCTGCGTGGTGTCTACATTAAACACCGTTGCAGCTGCTGCATCCTCTTGAACTCGAAACGCTGCCGCGTTATCACAGTCGATTAGATTCGGAAGTTGCGATGTTACCGTCGTACCGTTAATCGTCCAGATATTAGAGTCATCAGTTTGAACTGCTAAGTAATTAACTGCGTCTGTCGTACAGTTGATTACAAAAGCGTCTCCGCTGGTAATTGTATCCAAATCGAATAAAATCGCGTCTCCTGACGTGTTTGCCGTAGTTACGGAAAACCCATTTGAAGTACTAGCTCCACAACCTGAAACTGTGAAATCTCCGTCTGTAACTACCACGCTACCTTTTGTAGCTGTAAACGCGTAATCCGCGTGTGCGTTCATTCCTACCTCTACACCATAAACTCCACCTGACGCCGTTTCCGAACCCACAGAAATCTCAAGCATCTTGAGCGCACCACTTGTGTCGTGAGCTCCGGTTGAGTTGATATGAAGCACTGATGCCGCATGGGTACTTGTAACCTTGCCGCTTTTCGTAATTAAAAGACCGCCTCCGGTAGTTGTCTGAGTATCTGTCAACGTGACAGCCCCAGCATCCACTGTTGCCGTAGCACCACCGTTATACGCAGCGTCTATACTTCCTGCTGCCGTGCCGTCTACTGTTGTCCACCCGGAATCCTGATAAACCCTGAATCTCTTGAGAGTTGTATCATAATACGTGTCTCCTACAGTAGGACTTGAGGGAGCTGTTGCTATTGATGGAACGGTTAGAGTTCCAGACCCTGTCATCTCGATCCCGTCGTCACCAACACTCACCCCCGAAAAATGTGTTAAACCCATTTTGTTTTCCTCACTAAATTAAATTGCTATATCCAGCATCAGAACATTGTGAGGATGCTCTGACACCAGGAATCCAACTAAACCCGTTAACCAGTTAGCCCCAGATATAGCGATAGTTTTTTAAAAGAACTTAAATCTAACTTGAGTAAGTTAATCCGTCGCCCTTACTGCCCCAAATTCCTCTGAAGTCAGTCCAGCCGTAAGCTGCCCTAAATCGAGCTTTCCAGTACCAGACATCGTTGGAAACTCCAACCGCTTCTGGTAATTTCTTGATTTGAGGTCGAACTCTCCATTTCCATGTTACCTCGTGCTGATTACTGAGCAAGAACCAAGCTGTGTCTGAGCCTCCGGCTGTTGAGCCGAGATAGTCCCAAACAACAACCTTACATTTTCCGCCGGTATACTCTGCCATGTTGTCCACGTTAGCATCATTATCTGCGGTTTCTGATCTCTTCTCGCTCTTGGTAATAATAATCGCCTCTTTCTCCAACGCTGGAGGAACCAGAAGCGTCGAAGGAACTACGTCTATCAGATTGCCTCTGTCGTCCACCTGGTTTCTCATAGCGAGAATACCGGTTTCCAGGTTAGCTTCTGTTAGTGTAACTCCAGTCGCACTTGCGTTTGACATATTAGAACCGCCATCTACTCTCGTGTGAGCTGTAGAACAAAGCGGTAAACCGTCTCCATACGATGTGAAACTTGTGTCATGCGCGTTTACTATCATCGATGCGCCTAGTTTCTCCACTTTTCTTGTTTTCGCCTTGGTAATAGCTGTAATCGAGCCGGCAACTCTTGCTAGCTGGTCTTCCATCAACTCATACGTTACTGGAACCAACCGTCCATACTTATACGCCTGATAGGTCGTATCATAAGTGTGTAACGGTGAGTCCTCGGTATAAGTTGATCCCTCGCCTACCAACGGTATGTCTCCCAGACCTGCGTAGCTAGAATGATCCTCGTAGTTTGTATCCATGGTGCCCATCTTTAGAACGCGACCCATTTTGGATTCAAGCTGACTAAACTGATCGTACCAGATTTTTTTTATTCCTGGATCGATTAGTTTTGCGTGATCACTTGTAGCTGCTGGGGTCGAAATATTTACGTTTGCCATTTTCCCATCAACTTAAAAATTAACTATTTATCTCTATGCAGATGCCTGCAAGCTGAACCAGCTTTCGGCAACCATATATTTCCCAATACTTGTGTCGTCATCGTAACTCTCTCCTTGAGGGTTATATTCCAGCACCAGTAATTGAGCCTTTGTTGTACTAGTTGTGTTGGTATCTACCTGCATGGCCTCGGTAGCTCCGGTGAAGTCTGCCCATTCTCCAACGTGTGTTGCCGCAAACGTTTCCGCATCGTTGTCGTTATCCATGATAACTTGCAAAAACGGTGTAACGTTTACTGACACACCTGTGGAGGCGGACGTTGCGGCTTCCTTGGAAACTCCTAGAATAGAAGCTCCTGCGGTTGCGACAACGAGTTCTCCTGTCGATCCATCGAACTTAACGAAATCGTTAAGCGCAAACGTTCCGGCGGCGTTATACTCCATCAGAACATCCGGTAGACCTGCCATTAGAGACCCTTTTGGAATTACTCCATACATGTCATTATCAAATTATATTTTATTTATCCTTTGTAATCGGGTTTTTGCGCGGCTAAATACTCGTCTGCTGACATTCCGAACGCCTTTGCAGCGTTTTGCTGTTCTGAGGTGAGTGTGGTCCCACCAGAACCTGCTGATTTTCCGGACGCGCCGCTAACTGTTGGTGTACCTTGCGCTTTTGCCAACCCTTCTAATTCACCCTGCTCCTTGAGCTTTTCCGGATGTAAGATTTGCAAATACGCTTGCTCGAAAGCAGTTTTTTTGTCTAAGCCTTGATTCATGTTTACCAGAGCCGCCGACGTGATCGCCTTGCGACGACTGGCCGTTTCTATTTGCGTTCCGACTCCGATATCTTCCTTACCAGTTTCGAACTCGGTAAAAAACCTTTCGTTCTCGGCTTGTTCCTCTACCTGCTTCTGTTGAGCCCACCGTACTGCTGGATGAGACGACACGTCGGGTAATCCTGTACTTGACGTCGCCTTCGGCTTCTTATCGTCGCCGCTTGGATACGCCTGCTCATATTCGTCCTGACTCATCACACCCTGCTCTACCAACTTTTTGTTAGCAAGTCGCTGAAATTCCGGATCAGCCTTAGCTGCGGAATCCAATGCACTTAGCATACTTGCCGCACGCTCTTTTTCGTTCATCTCCTTCTGCAACTTGCTCATTTTCCCTTCCCATCCTTTTTTTTCACGTTCCCAATCTGGAGTACTTTCCTTTTTAGGAATATCCTCCTTACCAGATTCGATTGTTGCTACGTCAGCCTTTTCTGGAGCAGGCGGGGTAGCTGGAGTCTCTTGCGAAGCGTCAGCGTCACTTGCGTTCTGCGGGGCTTCCACCGAGTCCTCCTTTGGATCGTTTGCCATATTTACTACTACTTAATTTAAGAGCTTCTTGCGCCTCTTCCTTCGTGAGTGGCACAAAATCAAAATACGGACGGATCCCGTACGCACTTTGATTTAATGCCGCCACCGGAAGCATACCTTGCTTGATACACTTCGCCTCGAACTCTTTATATAATTGTACGAATTTTTTCTTCTTTTTTTCGGACATAAAAAAACCTGGCCGCTAAGCCAGGTTTATCCTATACCTAATTTCCCGTAAAATATATTCTATTGTAATCGATATCATATTCTAACTCTAGTTCGAATGTCAAGCCTCTTCTTTGTTTCTGGATTTCAATTCACGTTTCGCTCTCTTGGGAGAGTCCAGCAGGAACTGCAACGCGGTTTTCATGGTAGACATATTAGACAATATCTCCTTAGCGTCCGATTCCGTTATATCCGGGTTATCCGAGCCCGCGACAATCATCTGAGTAATAAACTCTTGTCCCAACCGTTCCACTAATTCTAGCGCTTCATGGTTTCCCAACGTGCTTAACAACTCTAGCTCCTCGTCTGACATCTTAGCGACGTCCACTTTGGCCATTTTCATCGACTTGACTTTCATTTTTTTCTACTACTTAAATTTAGAACGGCGGCGGTCCCATTTCGGGTGGAGCTCCTGTTTGGCCTCCTGGGCCTCCCATTTGAGGCTCTCCCATCATGCCAGATTGTTGGTTTCCTCCTCCTGGCATCGGAGGCTGTGCGGAGCCTGCTGGAGTTAACCCAGGCGGCATCGGCACCTCAGGCGGAGCTAGGGTTTTTTCTGTTGCCATCTCCTCGATCATCGTGGGCGGCATATCGTCTTCTTGCAGATGCTCTGCGATACTTCTAGCCAGTTCTTTCTGTTTATCTAGCTCTTGACCTTGCGGTAATACCGGCATATAGATCTCCATCATCGGTCCCATAGCTCCCAACTCTTCTTCTAACTCTTTGACTTTTTTGTTTACTACCTGTAGCTGTTTCACGTGAACCTTCTTATGCACATCCGACTCTCCTGGCACACCGTATATTTCTTCTCCTGCCATCATGGCTTTTCCTTGTAATTCCGCTCTTTTAATCGCGATATCCTCATCTTCGTGAGATTGCACCAGCAGGTTTTCTGGTATGTTATTAGTTTCTGCGTACCACGCTAGCGTTCTCGGTCCATCTACCCACGGCATCGGATGCTGTTGCATCATGGTCGAGTTAGACGGATCCGCCATAAACGGTGCTAATTGAGCGATATTAGCCTGCGATTTCTGCATCTCGATCGCCTTACTGATCACTTCCACCGACTCTGGAGACAACGTTATATCCCAATCTCCGCTGATATCGAAATATTCGGGCTTCACATCGAAAAACGAGTAATCTCTGGTTCCTTTTTGTGTTACCTCTAGCGTATCCTGGTTAATTTCGATTCCTTCTAGTCTGACTTTTTTTACCTTTGCGTCTTTGCCTAGTTTGTTTCTAACTCTTGGCACGGTGTAATATTGTTTCATTAGGGCCACAATCTGATAGGCGGCGATACTGAGCGACTCGGTATATCCGTCGATCAGGCCGTTAATGAACGAGTCCATTTGTTCTTTGGTCATCATAGACGTTGTCGCCGCGACGTATTTCTGCATAACTCCCATTTGGACCGGATCTATTTGGGTTGCCAGTGACGCGTCTCGACCGAGTTGGTCTAGGGCTCTGAACATGTCAAACGACATAGTTGGAAACTCTACTGGCGCCTCGTCTTCCAGGTTATTTACCGGAAGCAGGGCTCCTCCACCTCGTGCTTGTTGCCACGCTTTGGAGTATTCTCCGTAAATAGTTTTCTTCACTTTTCTAAGCGGGTTGGCGGTCAAATGCAGTCTGTCATACAGGGTATTCTTTAAAATCTCTTCCTCCGCTTGAATCGCCATGAGTCTGTCTGGGATGGAGATATGATAGAACTGGTGTGGATGCTCTATAGCGTGAAACTTCACAAACGGAAGTTGTTTATGGTCGAACGGGAGCGGCATGTCCTTTATGACCACGTCGTTAGCTTTTATCACGTATCGGTCGTCGTTTTTATAATAAAAAAACAATACTTCCACGTAATCGTCGTCCTCGATATCTCGTGGCGGCTCGAAGAACTCTAAGTCCTCGTCGCCGTACACAGACGCGGCGCGGACTTTATCTACGTTTTTCGCGTCTTTATCTCCCTCGAACATAGCCTTAAATTGGTCGTAGCTGGGCAACATTCTTCTAATAATGTATTGTGCCTCGTAGCTTGATCCGTGCAGGCAACGCGCGGACGGGTCCGGATATATCTCGTTAAACTTTACCGGCTCGATGGCGATATCGTCATATTCTATAAATTCTTTTTCCTCGTACACTTTTTTTCCAGCTTTCAGGTCTTTTTGTTCTTTCTTGCTCATGTTTTTGACGGAGGTTTTAGCAAACCGGCATTTTCGTTTCTTGCTCATATAATATATATGCAAAAACGATACCGGATGATAAAGCGATTCTTTAAACGCGGTCAGTAATCTATACCTGAAATTTCCTTTTAAAAACAGTTGGTTCAGTAATTCCTCTATCACGCCTGCTTTCCGTTTATCTTTCGGGTCGTCCGTATCGGTCGGTCTGGCCACGAACCGCAAGTCCACGCGTCTTAGTTTCTGCATGGTGGAGTCTATCCTTCCAGACGACATCGGCGATTTTACGTTGCTCTCGAACTCGTCGAGTGACGGTTTCTCGAACCAGTTTAGAAACATCTTGTCTAGCGTATCCACCCGATCGTTCCAATTGCCTCCTCCGCTTCCGGAGGTGTCGTTTACTTCTCCCGTGGTGGTCGCGTCCCAATAGCAGCTATTCATCTTCGCATGCTTAGCGGCGTCAAAATCGGTGTTTAACTTCTTCAGCAATTCTTTCTCCTCCTTGGTATGTCGGTTCTGAGGTAAAGCGTCTTTCATTACAGGCACCTGATCAATTTATCTTGCGGAAAATATCTAGGTATAAACGTTTTCTCCAGATAGCATCCTTTCGCGTCTTTAACTATCTTCCCGAATGGAATGTTTTTAATCTCTTTCATGCTATCTACCAGGATTCTTACCCTGCAAACCGATATCTCGTCGTTATTAACTTCCAGTTGAACAAACGGATATTCTTTTTCCAACTCGTCGTACCAAGCCCAGAACGCCTCTGGTATATTACTACGTTTTATCGGATATCCTCTCATGTTTTTTTATGTTTCCTCATATGTCCGTACAGGCCTCCTTTGTTTTTGCAGATCTTGCCGCACACTTCGCAAATAAACTTCTCTTTTTCTTTCGGCTTCACCTCAACTGTAACAGTTTTTTTCTTTACGAAATATTCCACATCATCTCCTTCTACTTCAAGCGGTTTCATCATTTTCTCTCGTTCTCCTCCGACTTGCTCGAATTCCATAAACCCTAGCCAATCTGATTCTACGTTGCCGGTTTTTTTCCGTATCTTCTCGAACCGTCCTGCAAGGTTTTGTTTAGCTCTGTCGTCTAAGGTTTTTTCCTCATCCTGACGTAATATAAACATCGATTTCAGCCCTCCTGATTCCGCGTCGTCCACCAGGTTTATTCTTTTTAACAACATAAACCTCTTTAACACGTCTGCTTCTCTGATTCTCTCTCTTCCGCCGGTAACTTCGTCTCGTTTCTTTCTATAATCCACTAGGAACCCTTCGAACTCTTTTCTCAACGTTTCTCCGATCAGGTCCAGGTCCCACGGTGTCATAAAATACTGATCTTTATAGTTACTCGCCAGTTTAACTTTCCATCTCCTCATTTTATCTCCTACTAAATTTATCTACTACTTAACGTACTACGAGGAACATAATTACGTTTCACTATGGGCATATTTTTACCATATTGAAACCGACCTGGCAACCTGTCCATCGACATCAGCGTATATCTCACCGCGTCCACAGCGTGATCTTCCATCGAGGAATCCAAGTCGTCTTTTTTCCCTTCTCCTGTTTTCGAGTCGTAATAGATCATCTGCGGCAGCGTCCGAATCAACTCGATACAGCTATCAAATATTTTCAGCATCGGCTCCTCGAACGGCCGATGGCCCAGATAATTTCTCATCACACGCCATCCTTCCTGCCGATCGTTGTTTGCCGACTCTATCTCTCCGACGTTGAACCCGAATCCCATGCCCTCCAGCACGTCTATACTGGACAATCCCGTCTGCACCGATTGGCGCGACATGCTCGGATCTACCACGCATTTAAAGATCCTATTCCATAATCCCAGAGCCTCCAGCTTATCTCGGATTTCTCCAGCTGCTTCCCCGATCGTTTCGCCTTTCTTATAATACTCCCAAATGACCCACACTCTTCCGTCGTTATCTATTGCGAACACGTACACAGCCCTGGGAGCTCTGGTGCCGTCGTCCCAGCCCATGACCAGTTTCCAGCTTTCCGGCACGTCAAACGACTTCACCACATGACGCGTTGTGTCCCACATATCAAAAAATTGTCCCTCGAACACGTCCCAATCTCCCTCTAATAAAGCCCTACGTTCTTTATCCGGCAGGTTCATGAGGTTATTAATATAGTCTGGATTAGCTTTCATCAGGTACGGATTATCTCTTACTCCTGCTGGCACGAAGAAATAATCCTCCGGCTCGTATCCAAGCGCAGCGCAGTCTTTGGTGACCCATCTGTTCTTGACCCAAACGTGACCTCGGTTGCCTGGGTTGGTTGCCGCGAAAAACTTCGTCTTGAGAGACTTGGTCGTTCTTAACCGGCTTAGCAAATACGTAAATTGATACTCCGAGAAATGAGTCAACTCGTCTATACCGATAAAATCCCATTCTCGACTTTGATATCTCACCACGTCGTTATCGCTTTCTGCGTAACAGAAATCTATAACGTCTCCAGTCGGCTTGATCGTTAAAACGTGCTTCTGCTGGTTGTATCTATAGAACCAAGTCGGCAAAACGTTCCTCATCTCGCGCACGATCGTGCTATCCAACTCCGGAAACGACCTACGAAATATAGCTCCGTTAACAGGAAAATCGTAATATAAACATCGTAAAATAGCCTCCCAAATAATCGCAATCGTCTTGCCCCCTCCCGCAGCCCCTCCCAATAGCCGATACTTCGCAGACGACTTGTGAAACGCTGTCTGCTGCGGCAACGGCTCGTATAACTTCGATACATCAAAATTCTTATCCCCTTCTGTCCGTGCCATCTTTTGTAATTCCCGTAAATATATCTTTAACCCGCAACTTCACGTCCAAACCTAAATCCATGTTCCCGTCCTTCAACTCGTCCATGTACGCCCCCACCTGACAATCCCGACATAACCTCACGTTCTCACCCACCTTCCGACTAAACATCAATAACGTGTCCCGCCTCCTCACACTCCTCCCACATTGCAAACATTTCATCACGTCCTCTAACGACACCCTCATGTTAACTCCTCCGTACACTTATTACATAATACCATCCTCATCCAATTCCCCTTCCTCCCCCCATCTCGCCACCTCATCACGTTCGACGTCACGTCATCACACTTCTCACACCGCGGATAACTCTCCCCAGGCTTCACCACATCCGCCACCACCCGATTCCGATACGTGATGCTAAACGGAGGCTCCCGAAATAATCTAGAATTATCCAACAAATGACCCACACTGTACCTCCTTAAACCCTTATCATCACTCACCTAACTTGATGTCCCCTAAATTTATGTTCACACCAACCTCCCCGTCCCCACCCTGCATCCCAGTTACCTTACTCGCTAACTCCAACCCACGCATCTTTAAACTCAAATCAGCGTCCTGACCTATCATCTTACCCAACTCCATATGCACGTCCTGACGACTTATACCCACTATAGCCTCAAATATCCGATCGTCCACACGCCTCAATATCTCCGTCCTCGCATTCCGAGCCATATGACGCGCATAACCAGCCTCCAACGCCAATACCCTCATGTCAGGCTCCCGCCCACGTCCCAACTCCTCCGCTATACCATGCAAAAACTTGTAACACCGCGGCTCTATCCTCACCCCAACATCCCTCTCCAACGCCTCACACCTCTTACTTATAGCCAACCGATTCAACTTCCCACTCTGACGACTCCTACGCCAACTCTCCAACTTGTACTCCAAACTATCCCGATCCAACTTACTCTCCTCAACCACATCCCTGTCCCCCCAGCCACCATCTCCCTTTCTCTGTCTTTTCCCCGCCATAGTATATACATTTCCTAGAACTTAGTACTGTTTTATTTGACCCCCCTACCTATCGTATTTGACATTGTACCATCCCATGTCACCCAGACCCAACTCACCCTCACAATAACCTACTTTATTTTTTGTTCTTGTTAATTAATATTTTATTGTCTTTTAAGAGCCCTATCTGTAGTAGCCTACTAGGCTTATTTAAGTAGAGTCATATGTCATATGGCTCATTATGCTTATAGGTAAGCCAATAAGTAGACACCTTGATGAAATATTCAACAATAAAACATGACTTTATGAGCAACTACATATGGGATGTGGTGGATAGTGGGTATGATAAACGGGGGTAATGGGGGGATAATGTGATGATAGGTGGGCGTAGTGGTGTGGTTATTTATGGGGTGGTGATTAGGTTGAAAATGGTAATATTCGGTTGGTTACCCTCGTTATGGGATGATTGGTACGGTTATCGAGCACATGTTATCAGTTGTCATCTCTGGTGCTCTAAGCATGCTAGCTATCCCAGAACCTCCTATGGTGGGGAGGAGAGGGAGGGGCTCCTAGCGCGATAAGCTGGTCCTCGCACTTACTTTGATTACCGTTGATAGATGGCCTCGCTGTCTGCTATCTAGTATGGCTTGGTCTTGTATTTAGGCTCGAATCAGCGATGTTATAACCCTTCGAGCAATGTAACTAGAATGCGTTAGTTAGATGATATATTTATAATTGTTTTTTGTCTAAACGTTTCATTCAACCTTAACTGATTAATAAAACATTTCCTGAGGCGCAATTATCGAAAACCATAGCACCACTTGTTATCGTTAATCCATCCAAGCCTTCTTCTTCGGATCTTTCTACGAAGACAGAACCACAATACCTGCACTTTGTGGAATGCAAGTCTTTAACTGGAGCTCCGCAATTGTCACATTTTAATATTTCTCTTTCCATTATTTGTTCTTGGATAGGTCTACAACGAATTCTATTTGGTTGAAGCAGTTATCGCAGATGGCTTGATAGTTTCTACTTGGTATACGACTGGTGTTTACATTTCAGCTTGATCATTCTATTGGGCAGCTTATATTTAGACAAAATCCTTCGCTTTAATCTTATACCGACTGGTCTCACTATAATACCAAATTATTCCCTCTATGAAACAATCGTTGCCAACGTTACTCTTCTGCTTAGGCAACCATTCCTTTAACCCGTCATATGTTACAGGCACGTCGTACATTACGAGTTCTCGACGCGATTCTTTATGAGAGAACAATATGACCCGATGATCCTCAAGATTAAGGGGATTCCCCTGTATCTTGGGTCCCACAGCCTCTCCGCTCCATTCTCCGTCCTCAGTCCTAGATATGTCGGTATTCTTTGCAGCATCCCAAATATACTTGTCCTGACTATCAGACTCACTAGCGTCTACATACCACGGCTCTATGATTCCTTTTTTATTCTCAAACTTAGAAGGACTACGACGTTTTTCTAATCTCATCAACGTATGCGAACGTACCGTCAATCTTACATTCGTGCCATCCACCTTTTCTATGGCCTCTAGCTTTAGCTGGTCAATCCCTTCATATATGTACTCTCTGGTTATCTTGAAGTTATTATTCGGATCTCTCTTAAAAATCGTCTGTATTTTATGCATAGTTACGTTGTTAATAAATTAGACCTAAACCCATCCTGTCCACCTTGTCCATTGGCTCTTCAAAGACCTTGAAGACTCCTTTATCTCGAACAACACAATGATAAATAGAA